AATAACAGTGTCAAAAGCGGCACCATGACTCCAAACACGTTTAGCTCCCCAACAAAATTTATACAATTGATTAAAGGCTTCTCTTACATGAATCCTGTCTTCTGTACTAAATGCTTCTTCTTGTGCTTCTTTACTCTGCTTACTCCACCATTCTAGAGTATCATTTGAAACATCTAATTCTAATTCGTCGCAACTGTCTATGTCTACTTTGACATAAAATTTTTCACAACTAGGACTATCGAGTTCATTACTAAACGGATCAAATTTAACAGCTCCAATTGTCAATACTGCTGCATTAGGTGAGGTGGCAAGAGTCTCTAAATCTATCATTATATCAGATAGCATAAAATCTTTCTAAAATTATATTATACAAAAAAAATTAAATTAAAACAACTTTTTTGGCAATTGTTCTTTTTTTAATTTGTTTAAGAAACGAGCTCGACCTGCTGCTTTTTTACGTTTACGAGCTGTTGTTGGTTTTTCATAAAATTCTTTTTTTTGTAGAGTCTTTAATGTACCAGCTTCCTCTACTTTGTTTTTTAATTTGCGTAAAGCTCTGTTTACATCGTCTCCATCTCTTAGCACTACTGTAGTTCCTTTTCTAGGCATCCTCATCCTCGTCGTCTTTATCTAGAACTTCTAAAACCCAATCTAAATTATACATTCTATTTCTGCTTATTAAACTCCACGGTGTGATTTCATCTGTGGTATAATAGTAAGCATTAGATTGTGTTAGAATTAAGGAAACAAATAGTTTAGTAAGATCGTCACAATTATCAATGTCTACAACAATCCTATCGACACTTTGGCTCACTGACAATAACCAGTTGATATCCGATTCAGCATCATCAAACACATATACATTTACATCTTCTCCAATCTTACTTAGAGTAGCTTGAAATTGCAGTTTGATTTTAGTAGACGGTTTGACTAATAAGAATGATAAGTTCGAATTGTACAGTCTGTCAGGAGGTGTAATTAAGTTAATATTTGTTCCACTCATATAACTACTTATTCTTTTTTTCCTGAATCTTTTGCCACAATGAATCAGGGCTTTGTTCTGAATTTTGCTTGTAATTTAGATCATTAGATTCTTCAGTTTCCGCATCAAAATGTGCTACAGTTTCCCAAGGTAGTTTATCTATAAGGCCTCGTTCGTATAAAGAACGCTGACGCTTCAACGTATCGTGCGGATTAGATGCCTTCCATGCTCTACGAGCATCTGTATCTGCTTCCTCGTCTTCCTCGTCTATTACTCGTTGTGCCCATGTTTCTTCATTTTCTAGAACAGGAACACTGTTAATTAGATCCTGATCTAACTTGGCTTGTCCTTCTAATGGACGTACCATTGGAAACGGATATGGCTTTTCATATTCATTTAGATCTGCGATATCACTTGGCATTTCTGAATGCTCATCAACAGAGTCTTTAATTTGTTTGATTTGTTCTTCTGTTAAAGGACCGTCGTCTGGTTCGTAGTTATATCCATCTTCTTTTGGAATCTCTGATATCAGACGATTAGCTTCTTCGATGTCTGCTTGATCGTCTTCGATATCTTGCAATTTAGCAATTACTCTTAGACGTTTAAAAAATTGCTCTGTTTCAGGATCGATTGTGCCATACAATCCATCGACTACATCACACTCTTTATTAGGACAAAAAGGACCAATTCCTGGGGCATCCATAACTTCTGTCCTGCACTTAGGACAATGCGTTATTACTTCTTGGGGATCTCCGGTAGCCACCACAGGATTGGTTCCACCACTATCTCCCACCACATGTACACTATTAAGTTCGGCATCAGTATTAGCATCTTGTTCCTCCTTGACTCGTCTGAAGTATTGAAAACTGTATTGACTAGACAATAATAGAACAACTGCTAACGGATCAAAAATAACAACAATCAAAATTATGACCCAACGAACTGCACGTTCTAAAACATTTTGATCCGGATTATCGCCATACAGTAAAGCCGCAATGTATTTAATCGGCCCTACTTCAGCCTCTACCTTGCGTAACTCGCTAGCTATTGGTGCCCGTTCTTGATTAAGAGCAGCGATTGTTTTTTGAGAACGTGCAATATCTGATTGCAGAGCAGTGCGTTCTTTGGCTTGATTGCGACGAATTTGTACAGCACGTTCAGCACCACGTTCTGTATCGCTACGACCTAACATTTGATCAACTTGTGCATCCATTTGAGTCAATGCTCGTCTAGCCGCATCAATATTGTCACGTTCTGTTTTAATTTTCTCGTCTATAAGAGCGACTTTAGCAGCAACATCACCGGTAGGTACGGCCTGATCTAAATGTGCTTTCGACAAATAACCAAAAATTCCCATCGATGTAATTAACATCAAAATGGATACTGCTATAAGCAGGTAAGTTTTAATTAGTCTAGGAGCAATAAACCAATTCTGTTTCAACCAAACAGTGGCAACTAATTTACTAACTTCTAATACTATTCCCATAATGGCAATAGGTACAGCCGCGGCGGCAAAAATACTTATTAGGCCTGCGACAGAATACCAAACAGCCACAGCAGAAATGGCAAGTCCGCTGAATAGAGCAAACCATGCAATACTTTTATCAGCAAATGTAATTTTCATAGTCAATATTTATCGATGAATTTCCATGTTTTAGTGCTGTTATAATAACATGCAGTATCTTCAAAACTTTTTTCGTCAGCACCTAGACGAACCCAACTGTGTACACGTCGACAAATATTACCATTACCAGGATAGGTATAAACTACTCTAGCTTTGCCTTGAGCATCAGTTCGATCATTAAACCATTCTACTGACTCTCCATTTTCAAGATTATTCAATGCATGATAAACTGCATGTGAGTGTAGATTTTGATCTTGTGGTTTTAATTTTGTACCAAAAAATTTAGAAAGGTTATATGCCATACCCAGTAAAGAATCATTACTCATCCAATGATTATTTACAGGTCCTTGCCAGCTTTGAGCATAGCTATTGGTACATACTAGGATGAGGCACAACTTCCCAAGTACCATCATATTTCTTACATGCATAACCACGCCTTTCTACTGGTCGATTGTTTAATGTAATAAAGTATTTGTATTCTCCACAGTCTTGTGCCATACCACTTTGAGCATGAAATAATCTATCAACTTTATTGTCGTTGCACTTCATTACTTCTACTGTTTGGCCATCAACAGTTTTACCGGATTTATCTTTAACAATACGTGTTTCAGTTTTTATGTCACAGTACTGATCAGGTATGTTAGCTCGAGGAGTATAGGTAGTACAGCCTGATAGAGCTATACTACCTATTAACAAATAGCGTATCATTATTTGTTACGATTCTTAGTTTGGTTTAAAAGTTCACCAGCGACTTCGTTAACATTTTTGCCGGCATGCTTACGTTCACTACGTTCAACTCTGGCATCGTATTCCTTAGCCATAGCTTCTACATCTTTCTTGGTAATTTTCATTAACACGAAAGCACGGTAGTGAGCAGTGTCTGGATTATACACAATCATTTTCTTATCTACAGCATAAGTTCGAAGTACACTTTCTGCGATAAGATTAACAATTACGTCTTGACCTTGTTGAAATGCTTCTAGTTTTTCTGGCCCACCTTCTTCATCATAGATGATAGTAGTTCGATTGTTCATTTCTCCTGTAATGCGATCAAGAACTTTGGCCTTGGCTTTAAGCGTAGCTTTCTTTAGAGCCATTTCCATACTAGGACTGACATCTTCTGCTACTGCATAGAGATATCCTTCTTTGTCCCAAAACTTCCAACCATCTTTAGATTCTTTACCTACATCAGAATGTTCTAAATACCAATTAGGAACTTCACGTTTAGTTACATTTTCGGTACGTAATGGTTCCATACTGGTAGTGCCGCAAGCAGCAAGGATTGATGTTAACGAAACTACTACAAGAGCCTTTTTCATATTTGCCTTTCAAAGTGTGTGTATAAAAGAAAACCTCTACAGTACCAAGTATACTGCAGAGGTTGGTAAATGTCAATGTATTTTGGTTATTTAAAAAATATCAGCATCATTAAGACACTTTGAACGATAAATCCGAAACCAATAGTTGCTACATTTAACATGTCTTTTACAATGACTGCTTTTAAAAATAGCAGCGTCAATGCGCCCCAAGTTAGCAGAACTAAATCTACACTGGGCAGTCTATCTGTTAAACTCATACTAACTGCTATCAAACTAGGGATAGTAGCAGCATGTAACATAATATTGGCTAACCAAGCCATTGTTTCAGAACTAATAATGCCAATTTTTTTGGTTATAACAAATTTAGCATGTTCATATAAACGATTAAATCTTGACATTTCGATCCCTATAAAAAATGTGATTACCAATTACGCCAATTCTTTCTTTGCCCCAATTTGGATTGACATATACAGCATGAAAGTACATGGCATCTTTCATAGAACTTAATCTAAAGTTTTCTAAAAGAACTTTTTTAGCAACTTCATAACTTTCTTTATAAAGTTCAGGGTGCTTAATCCTTGGTCGGCCACCGTTTTCACAGTACCAACTAAATTGACAAACTACTTTTTCCATAAAAATAGTTTTTTGGTAAACTACTTGGCAAATATCGTTAGGAAAATTTGGATGCTTTGATCTATTCAAAGTTACCTGGGCCACTGCCACTTTTCCTTCAAACGACTCACTGCCTGATTCAAAATAAATGTTTCGAGCTAGACATTCTAGTTGACGCTCTCTATCTTTGAGAGCTACAAGTTCTCGATTTTTAGATTCGATTTTTGCTTGAGTAGCTAATTCAACTCTTTGATAATGGGCTATACGATTTTTAGTAATAGCCTGTATTGCTGATCCTACTAAGAATACACCCAGCACGAGCATACCGATTCTTAGATATTTTTCCATAGTTACATCCTCCTATTATATTAATGTGTATCGCTACACACCAGCAATCCAAAAAATATTAAAAATTGCTGTAGTTTGAAAAAATCAAAACGTTAAGTAGTTATCAAAGTACATAGAATCATTATCTACGCATTTTGCTAATGTCTACTGCTTCTTCATCACTGAAGATAGGCACAGCATTACTTTTATGCATAGTGCCAATTCCTTTAACTTTAGTACCTGTGTAAACCTTTTGTTCAGGTTTAGTACAAGGGCCTCCAGTAAAAGGCAAACTAGGTATTTTGGGCTGATCCGAACCTCGATGAGCAACTTTTGGTGCCACATATACTGATGCAGACATAGCACGGTTAGCTCGTTTTTTTTCAGCTTCAATGCCCCATTTTTTCTGTAATTCTTTCCAATCGTCTTCCAATTCTCTTGCCTTACGTGCCTCTTCGGAATTTCGAAATTTACGTTTGCCTTTTCGTTTGCCTGTAGTAGTTAGCCAAGGGCCTTCGAGATGCATAGTCAAAATCACTCTCCAAATCGTTAAAAATGCTATTATACTAGACTTTTTGGTTTTTGTCTAGTCTCTAATAAAATCACGACTGACTTTATATAGCAAACTTTCGTGATCGAGATTTTGAAATTCTTCACCCAATTCATACAAATCATCTGAATAGTCTGGTTGATCGAACCCTAAAATTTCAAACAATTCTCTTTTGGTAAGCTTTTCGCCTCTCATATAGTTGACCCAAACTATAGTCATTGTGTAGCACATAAACAACTGTGCATCATTGACGATACCATGATATTCGCACCATGATTCGGTTTGTTTTAAATAGTAATCAAAATCTTCTAACCTGTGTCTAATTTGGAATAACCAATTTTTGGTATCTTCTCTAGACCACATTTCAAACTCTAAAAGATTCACCGCAACCGCATCGATCCTTTTCTTTGTTATTGATAAAGTCAAATCCTTCGTTAAGACCTTGACGTCGCCAATCCATGGTCATACCATCGATATATGGTAAGTCTTTTGGATTTACAAAGATAGTAACACCGTTGCTTTCGTATGTAATTTGATCTGTGTGTGGCGTGTCTACATATTCTAATTTATAGGCAAGTCCTGAACATCCGGTAGTTCTTACTCCTACCATTATTCCAAGACCGTGCCCTCGATTAGATAACTGCTGCTGTACTTTCTTGGCTGCTATTTCTGTTAATTGAATCATGTTTTGATTTATAATCCGATAAAGCTGCTTTTATTGCATCTTCTGCAAGAATCGAACAGTGTATTTTGACAGGTGGTAATGCGAGCTCTTCGGCAATTTCCGAATTCTTGATGGCATTCGCTTCATCAAGACTTTTACCTTTGAGCCATGTAGTAACAAGCGACGAACTTGCAATCGCTGAGCCGCAGCCATACGTCTTGAATTTGGCATCAGTGATGATATTATCTTCTACTTTAATTTGTAATTGCAGAACATCTCCGCAAGCCGGTGCTCCTACTAATCCTGTTCCTACAGTAGGGTCGTTCTTATCAAGTTTGCCGACATTACGAGGATTCTCATAATGATCTATAACTTGATCAGAATATGACATTAGCGTTTTCTCCTACTTGCTGCCTTAGTTTTTGCTGCTCTTTTGCGTAGTTGCTTTCCCATGACTTCTCCTTAGATTTTTCCTCTACGGCGTAGCACTCTACGTACCGCAGCTTTAGTTTTTGTCTTTGCTCTGTAACCCATAATTTTTCCTCTTTAAATTATTTAGTTTTGGACTCTTTACGTTCGTTCTTAACTGCGGTAACATCATTTCTTGCTTCTTTACAGAATTTAGTCAATTCTTGAAGTCCTTTACGCACACGGGTTCCAGCACTGCCTACGCCCTTGTCGTAGAATTTTTCAAAATCACTTTCCATCGATTCTACTAATTTTACTAATTCTTGATACTTACTCATAATCTTCTCCTTGTGTAATTATGTTATAAATTTGTTTCCAATTTTTGACTACAGGGTATGGACATTCGTGTTTCATATTGTGTCCATGTTCTACTAAAATACTTTTAAGTCCTAGTGCATGTCCAAGATCAGCATTGATAGGTTTATCTTCAATCCAATACAATCCACTGTTCTTGTATTCAGACAGTGCATCATCTTTATCTGCACCAGTATCTAAAAAAACGAATTTTTCAAATGCTGTGGAACCAAATATTTTTTTAATATTCATTTCTCTAAGCTTTTGAGCATTTGTATCATTACTTAGACTAGTTATACAATGAAACTTAAATCCGTGTTCTTCATGTAAACGTTTTACATAATATGTAGCATCTCTTAGACTAGGAAGAAAGCCAATTGCTGCACTTTCATTGAATATTCTAATCAATTTTTTAGCTTCGTATTGATCCAAATCTTCGTACTGGTCGTGTAAGTAATAACTGTGTTTTCCATTTGGTTTGCTAACGTAACCACGTTCGGACATCCAGACATGAAATGCCCATTCCCAATCGAGGATAACTCCATCTGCGTCTGTAAGTATGATTTTTTCCATACTTAAAGTATATGTTAGATTTTTATTAATGTCAACCACCTGCAAATACGTTTGGTGAACCTGCTGCCACTGCGGTGCAACCAGAAAGACCATCCCCTATTCTTCCACATCCTTTATTGTTCACTTTGACTGTACTGCTACCTGCGGCGATTGGAGCAGAGTGTGCTGGGCAAGGACTACCTGGTAATAAATGAACTGTATTCACATCCCCTTGTCTACTTACAGGTTTGTTGTTAACAAAAACGTTACCGGATCCTACTGCCCTGACCATACCAGAGCAGTGCGCAACATCTGCATCACCAATTCTTGTAACTGCTGGCATATTAACTTCCTTTGTAATTATAATTGGCCATAAATTGCCTCATCGCTTCTAACGGATTTAATACTTGTTGTGTTACTGTTAGAGTTGAATTTCCATTGACAGTTAAAACATAAGTTCTTATTTCTGACTGTCGCTGATCTTGAGCTAATTCAAACAAATTTTTATCAGGAGGCATATTACCTCGACTTACTACAGAAATAGGAGTAGTAGTTAAATCACTTTCTCCTGGCTCTGTATATTTAAAAGTGTCTGTAAATGTAAATTCATATTTTCCGCTAATAACTACAGACGAAGCCCCTCCTGTTATATTAATTCCAGGTTCAGAAGGAGATCCTGAAAGAATAGCAGAAACAGAAGAAATAGTTTCAAGCATATCAGGAACAATGTTTATTGTTACTGTAAAAGTTTCACCTATTGTTACAGGAGTTAATGTAGCAGGACTAGCCGAGGCCATGGTTTTTATTTTCCTTGTCTATTAACATTTGTAATCTTTTATGCCATTTTTCTATTTCTTCATGTTGCTCATGTGTATGTGGACCATCTGGTATTTCAGGCACGAACTCTATAATGTGATCGAAATCATCAGGAATAGATTCCCAAGTAGTAAATGTTTTTAATTCTTCATTAATTAAAAAAACAAACTTGTGCATTTAAGTTATGATACTTCCTGCACTTACTGGTTGAATACCTGTAGTTTGGAATACATATTGATTAGCTATTTCTTTGTCAGGTTCTGCAATCACAGTAACTAAACTTTTATTAAAGTTTAATTTACTGTCAGGATTAACAGTCATGACATATGGAGCCATTCCTATGCCTTTTTGGCTCATGGCTAGCATTACTACTTTTTCTAAAGTTATTGTACTCAAATCTTCCGATATATATTTTCCGATAACTTCTTCACCTGCTGACAACTTTAATGTTACTACGTCGCCGTCACTAAATTTTGATTTTTCAAATAACATATTAGCCTTTTAAATATTGTTTAAGTTCTGTAAATCCACCAATTAGTTTATTATCTAAAAAAATCTGTGGAACTGTACGTGCTGTTGGTACTGCTTCTAATAAATCTTCTTTGCTATAGCCATCTCCGATTTTGCGTTCTTCAAACTCAATTCCTTTGTGTGTTAGTAAGGCTTTAGCTTGATCACAAAATGGACAATGATACTTACTCCATACTACTGCTTTCATAATGTTGGCAACTCCTCATAATCAATAGCGTCACTCATTACGCCTATAACATAATTAGTCGACTCATTCTCTTGTAAGGCAGTTTGTTTCTTACTAGTATCGCTGTGTTTGTTAAACCAAGGAATTGGTGTAGTCTTTGGAGCAGCGTGTTGATATTTGATTCCGATTTCCTTCAATGCGCCTACTGCTGTGTAGTCTACAAAATCTTTTAAGATATTAGCATTCAAACCAATAACAGGACCTTTCTTAAAAAGATAGTCGGCCCATGCTTTTTCTTCACGAATAACATCTTCATACATAGTGTATACTTCGATTTCACATTCGATTTTAGCACGAGCGAATCTTTCATCTTCTTTGACCACGTTGTTAATTAGCATGGCTGTCCATTCTTTATGGAGCAATTCATCTTGTAGAATCAAACTGATAATGTTGCCATTACCAATAAAGATTTTATTCTCTACCATGGCTAAACTTGTAGCAAAACTAACCATAAAGCGGAATGCCTCTAAAGCATAACTGGCATTGAGTGCTAACCAGATTGCTTTGACATGTTCGATGTCAGTTACATTAGCTTCGTTTAATTCTTTACGACAGTTTAGTCTATGTAATAAATCATAATACTTGCCTACACTACTGGCCATGTCAATAATTTCTTGTGTGTCATGAATAGTGTTAAACACTTCCTTAGGCACATTATAGATGTTGCGGATAATGTGACTGTAACTACGACTGTGAATATTAGTTTCAAAGAAACTCCAGTTGTACATAAGTGCTTCTAGTTCAGGCAAACTTACACAAGGAGTAAACACTTGTGCCGGGCCACGGCCTTGTAAACTGTCTAAGGCAGTTTGACGTAATAAATTACTAGTAAAGATATGTTTAACCGCATCGCTGGCTTCTTTAAAATCTCCGGCATCTTTAGTTAGACTAATTTCTTCTGGCACCCAAAAGAAACCACGTGCTGTTTGTTCTATTTTTTGTATCTTAGGATACTTGACTTCTTCAAATCTCTGAATAGTAACTGGACCTTCTGGATCCAAGAACATTTTACGACTTAAATAGTCTGTTTTTGTTTGTAAGTTATATTGTTGTTTGCTCATTTATATGATTCCAATTAATTATTTTCCATTGGTTTTCTAAATACTTCTTTTTGTCAGCTTGGTAATCCAGAGCCCAAGAATGCTCCCACCAGTCTATCAATAGTACTATGTCTTTTTTTACTTCGTGATTTGTTATTGTTTTTATTTTACCACTTTTACTAAGATATACCCATCCGCTACCTTGTATACTCATTGCTGTTTTTTCAAACTCTTCTTTAAACTTATCAAAGGATTTATAGTGTTTGTTTATAAATTCTTCTATAGCACCTTCTGGTTTATTTTTGTTGTTCGGTGCTTGATATTGTTGAAAAAGAATGTTGTGTAAAAATACTCCTGCTTCATTGAACACAGGGTCACCTTCGCCTTTGTTATATCTTTCGGCATAGGTCTTAGCTAACTTTTCGTAATGATAGTTAATTGTATTTTCACTTATGCTAGGATTTAGTTCGTCCTTTATATAAGGCAAAGGTTTAATACTTAATTTTTCATTACGGCCTTCTGCAATAAATCCTTTTATAAATTCATAACTCATCACAGCTTACAAGCCTCACAGTCTGCATCATCTAACAAGCTTAAATCCATTTCATGGAACCCGTTCATCTTTGGTTCGCCTAGATCTTCTTGACTCTTAGATCCTGTTTTATTAATCAAGCTATAATAGAAGGTCTTAATCCCCCAATAATGCGCTTGCATTAAATTTTTTGCAATTAATGTTGTAGGCACTTTGCGATCCTGATAATGTGCAGGATTATAAAAAGTATTTGTACTAATACTTTGATCAACATAGGCGGCTAACACTGCGGCAGTTTTAATATATCCTGCACAATCTCTTTGATCCCACATTAATTGATATTTGTTTTTCAATCTGTGATACTCAGGAACCACTTGTGTAAACGAACCTGCTTTACTTTCCTTAACACTGATTAAGCTCATGGGCATCTCAATACCGTTCGTGCTGTTTATAACAACACTGCTACTTTCAACCGGAGCAATGGCCATTAGTGTAGCATTACGAACACCATGCTGTTTCATTTCAGCACGTAGAGGTTCCCAATCAAGTTCAGGAGCAAAGTTAGTTAATTCGTTTACACCTTCTGCTCGTAGTTCCCAAGGAAAAATACCTTGTCCATATCTAGTCTTATCGCTGTCTTTACACTTGCCTCTTTCTTTGGCTAGTTCTACTGTAGCTTCAGTTAGGTAGTAAGCTTGATGCTCGATCCAGGTTTTAACCTCTCCCAATGCATCGGTTTCTCCGTATTTAAGACCTCGTTTAGCATGCCAATAAGCAAGATTAGTAACACCAATACCCAAAGGTTGAATTTCGTCATTGCTCAGTTTACTCTGAATTGATAAGAAATCTTGATAGTCCAGTATGTTACATAGACTACGTTGTAAGATGCGACAAGCACGTCGCATATCTTCCGGGTTACGAAAGGCACCCCAGTTGATTGAACCCAGGGTGCATAGGGCAATACGTCCTTCTTCGTCATCTAATCTTTTAAATGCCTTAGTGGGCAACAATATTTCACAACATAGGTTACTTTGATATATCGTATGATACTCAGGATCAAATGGTCCTTGATTCATCACATTATCTATAAACACAAGATAGATACGACCCGTGTCTGTGCGTTCTTTTAAAATTCCAGATTTAAAAACTTCTTCTGCTGATATAACTTTCTTGCGCAGACCAGATACTTTCTCGTACTTGATGTATAAATCTTCAAACCGTTTCGTGTTTGTGTAGAAAGCTTCATAAAGGTCTGGTACTTCGTTGGGATCAAAGAAAGTAATGGATTCTTTATTTTTAAATCTGCGCCAGAAGAAAGCAGACAATACCACTCCGTAGTCCATGTGTCTGACTCGGGTCTCGTCTGTGCCTTGATTATTCTTAAGCACGATAAGATCATCAAACTGATGATGCCAAATTGGATAAAAAACAGTAGCACTAGCATTACGTATTCCACCTTGACTGCAACTCCTTAAATCTGCGAACCATTTTTTTAAAAAAGGCAGCATGCCAGTGTGCATGATTTCGCCACCGCGAATCGGAGAGCCTAATGGACGTAGTCGACCAATTTCTAATCCAATTCCTGCACGTTTACTAGCATACTTAGCCATCATTTCTCCAGAAGCGAAGATACTATCAAGGTCATCATCGCTGCGTATAAGGACGCAGCTACTAAATTGCTTGGTTGGTGTTCCCAGACCAGCAAGAACGGGAGTAGCGAGAGTAAAAAGACCGTCACTGGCCGCTGTATAATATTCTTTAATATATCGCATACGTGCTTGATTGGGTTCTTCTTTATGAAAGACTGTAGCTGCTGCCACCATATATCTAACTTGAGGAGTTTCATATATTTCCTTGGTGCTACGATTCTTGACTAGATATTTTTCAATCAGTTGTTCAATAGCAGCATACGAATATTGTTCATCTTTTGAATGATCTATCATATCATTCATTTTGTTCCAATCTTCTTCTGTATACCAGGACAACAATTCTTCTGTGTACAATCCTGTAGCAACATTTTTCTTTACGATTTCGTAAAGGTGAGGAGGCTCGTATCCACCATATACATCTTTGCGTAGCATACTGAGTCTCTGTTTGCCTGCTACATATTGATAATTGGTATGTCCTAAATCTGGATTGCTTTCTATATCAATCAAATCAACTATGGCTCTTAGTGTAATTTCGTCAATTTCTTTAGTAGTAATACCATCATAGAAATGTGGTTGACTTTTAATTTCGATCATACTTTGACTAACATCGGCAATTCCACTGCATACTTTGGCGATCTGTGTCTGCCACTTTTCTATTGTTAAAGATTCTTTTTTTCCATTTCTTTTTATAACAGTGATGTTCGACATTGATTTATTCTTTTTAATAATTGTGAAGCTATTTAGTGATAAGAGCTACCACTAAGGTATTTGTTTTGATATCAGTAGTTTTGAAGGCTACTCATTGTTTATCTTTTACAGATAGTTAATAATATACTACTTTTTTTTGGATGTCAAGCTATACGAGCTTAACTAAGTGCTTGATATGTGTAGATAAATGTAGTTTGGTTACTGACATTTACATTAACATATTTGATAATAACATCATTACCGGATTTAGTTGCACTAAAACTTATGTTATAAAAATCTCCAGATCCGGTATAATCAAAATCGTCCGATAGTTGTACACCGCCACTTGAGTAGTTTACCGCAACTGTAATTTTACCTCGTCTTGTTTCTACTGGGCTTGTGCATTTTGTTACATAATTTATTTCATATCCCATAGTTTGAGATATTGGTAATCTAAAGGCAAAAGTTTCGGTAAAATTAGTTTCTAAAATAATTGATCTTGGTTGACTATTTGAGTACAATGCGATTCCAGAAACCTCAGGCAAGTATGTATCTACTTGATTTCCGGTTAATGCGTATTGTCTATCAAAATTTTCTTGAAGACTAGAATTGCCTTGTGCTATAAATGCTATATTACTAGTTTGATTATTACTGTTTCCGCCTCTGTCATTGCCTACATTGATAAAAGTATTGCCTCTTGATCTATTACCGTATCCAGTTTCAATATAAATTCCGTGTTCGTCGATATCTTCGAACGCACAATCTAAAATATGATTAAATCTTGGACCATACTGTTCGCCTACTAAAGGACTGCCTCCA